ACCTTCGGCGGTGTGGATGACGATGAGGCGGACGGCGGCGCCGCCCCTCGAGCTGTAGTTGGGGGTGGGGTAGGCGACCCGGTTAAGTGTCATCGTCGCCGTCGTCTTTGGCCCAGTCTTCGTCGGGTTCTTCGTCGGGGTCGTCGGCCGGGTCGGGCCATGAGGTGTCGATGTCGGACATGGAGGCTTCTTCCTATCTGCGGTCGAGGGCTTTGATGCCGCGGTCCTGTTTGGCGAACATTTTCGCCAGGGACTGCCGGGGGCGGCCGACGACGAGGCTGACGTCCTCCTGGCCGTCGTCGCCGATGTCGTAGGTGATGCCGAGGACCCGTACCGCGGTGTTGACGTTGAGGCGGCCGGACTGGACGATCAGCGGAACGGTGTCGCCCATGTTGGGGTTCCCCCAGGTGTAGGCGTCGGGGGTGAGGGTGAGGGTGTAGCTGGGTTCGAGGTCGGAGAGGCGGAGGACGTCACCCAACGATTTGTCGTCGAGGGTGGCCTGGACGGTGACGTCGGCGGCGTTGTCGTCGGCCATCCATAGGCCGACGGTGGGGGTGGACGATTGGGCTTCGGCCATCCAGTTGTCGGAGTACAGCTGCGGGGTGGGGCTGGTGCTGGAGTTATTGCCGAGGACGCGCACATAGTTGGCGTAGTCGCCGGAATTGACAGACCGGGTGAGGCCGGCGACGGTGCTGCCGTACTGGAGGGCGATACCGGTGCGGTTGACGCCCTGGGCGGGGTAGAAGACGCGCAGGCTGTCGGTGCTGTTGACGGCGGACGGCTGCACGTCGAAGTCGAAGCCGTTTATCACCTTGGACAGGTCGTCGATGGCGGTCCCGATGTTCTGGCTGCCGTAGTAGGTGCGGGTGCGTAGCTGGCCGGACAGGCCGCGCAGCCCGCCGCCCGGGTAGGCGGCAAACAGGGATAACGGCAGGAACGACGCGGGACTGAACGACAGACCGAGCGAGTTGGTGGCGTTGACGGCCCGGGCCAGCAGGTCGTCGACGATGAGGTCCTGGTCGCGGGCGGTGACCGAATAGGTGGAGGTGATGAGGCGGCGGGTGAGCATGGCGGCGTAGTCGTGGCAGGTGTAGGTGACGGTGTGGGAGTCGGTGGTGATCTGGTCCTCGGCCTGGGTGACCGGCCCGCGGAAGACGGGAATGTCGAGGCCGGTCTGGTCATCGAAACGCCAGGCCACCACGTCGTGGAGGAGTTCTTGAACGAGGCCGGCGGCCTGGGCGCGGCCGTCCAGAGTGAATGTCAACGTGGCCGGGGTGTTCCAGGCTTGGTCGAGGCGGCGGCCGCGGGCGCCGGCCAGCTCGGCGATGATCGTCGACGCCAGCGTGGCCGGGGCGAACTTGCGGGTGTGCAGGGTGAGCCGCCAGCGGCCCCGAAACCCGGGGATGGGGTGGGCGCCCGGTCCGATCCGCCCGGAGAGGGCGGCGACGACCAGCGGGCCGAGCGCCACGGCGGCGGTGCCGGTGCGGGTTTCGAGGGTGGTGTGGGCGGTGACGGTGAACGGGCCGATGTTGAGGACTGCGGTGCCGGTGACCGTGGTGCCGATAACCGAGGAGGTGGCGGTGACGGTGAGCGGGCCGAGGGCGACGGAGGCGGTGACAGGGACGGGCACCAGAGGTGCCAGGGGCGGGACCGCCGCGATGCCGACAGGCTGGTCGTCGACGTTGATCGGGATGCCCGTTGCCCCCGACGCCACGTCGACGGGCACGATGCGCTTGTTGGTCTGGTCGGTCGCCCAGAGGGTGAGGCCGTCGCGGGACAGCACGCACTGGTTAACGTTGATGCCGACGCCGATACTCGAGATAGCGAAGGTGCTGGTGGTGACGACGAGCACTTGGGTGATGGCCGCTATGTAGAGTTTCGACCCGTCCGGCGAGATGATCGTCTGCAAACCGGCATAGCCCACGCCGAGCGGCATGCCCGCCCCGAGGGTGCCGCCGCCGGTGGTGGTGTCGATCACGTACAGTTTGCAAGGGTTGGGGGCGTTGTCGGTGACGTAAAGCGTGGAACCGTCCGGGCTGAGGGCCAGCGAGCAGGGGCGGGTCATCATCCACATGGCGAGCGTGGCGCCGCTGGTGGCGTCATAGCAGCTCACGTTGTCGATGCCGCAGGCGTAGACCCTGGTGTTGTCAGGGCTGACCGCGATGCAGTTGCCGAAACCCGCGACCGGGCCGTTAGCTGCCCACGGCGACGAGGGGATGAAGAGACCCGCTCTGGTGTACGCCACGATGCCGTAGAGGGTTTGAACGTAAAAGTGTTGGCTGTCGGGGCTGAACACGACGCCCCGGGTGTGGTCCCCGATCGCCTGGGAGGACAGGAAGGCCATGGACGGCAGTGACCACAGTTCGACGCCGTTGTCGGTGCCGGTGTCGCTCACGTTCGCCAGGAGGGTGTTGTCCGGCGACACATTCCCCCACACGGGGCGGATGCTGCTGGTTATCAGACTGACCGTGGGCGCGGCCGGGTCGACAACGTCGAACAGAGATGGGAGGTAGGGCAGGCTGACGTAGAACGCGGCCATCAGGTCAGATAGCCGTCCTGCCAGGTGGCTGTCGCCTGGGTGGCGCCGCTGGTGGCCGTCCCGTTGAGGTCCATGACCGTCGACGAGGTCACCCACTGCCAGGAGCTGACGGTCCAGTCCAGCGAGGCGAGGCGCGGCAGGGCCGGGTTGCTGTCGTAGAGGACGGTGCGCGCCGCGGTGTCGACGTCGACGTGGTGGCCGGCGGCGACCATGAACGACCCGAGGAATGTCAGCTGCCACGGCGGGCCGTCGGCCGAGGTGAGCAGCAGCGCCGGCCCGGTGATGGGGCCGGTGATGCGGAACAGCGGCCGGGCGGGCAGGTCGCCGGACGGGTTGAGCGTCCCGTTGACGGCCGGGGTGGCCGTGGCGGTGCGGGTGGCCGGGTCGTAGGCGATCGGGTCGGCGGCGATGAACTGCACCTGGATGGACCGCTGGTAGGGGCCGGCGATCGGCCCGGTGAACCCGGCCGCCCGCACGGTTATGACCCGTTCGGGGTTGCCGGGCCGGTCGAGCACGTAGTGGAGTTCGGGGCGGGCGGCCGGGTCCAGGTACGGCCCGAAACTGGCGTACACCTCGTCGACGCGGGCGCCGGCGCCGGACAGGGCCTCGATCTGGGCGTTTATGGTGCGGATCCCGAAATACTGGGTGCGGTCGGTGGCGCCGTTCTGGTCGGGCCGGTTGGTGAGCACGTCGCGGGCGGTCGGGAAGCCGAGGTCGAGCCCGGAGCAGAAGTAGCCGGCGGCGGGATCCTCGAGGAGCAGCATGTTTCCGTCGAGTTCGAGCCAGGCCATCCGGCCACATGGCCAGCCGGGGCCGCCGCTAGCCGCTATGGCGAGCGGGCCGAGCGCGAGGCCGGCTGCTGTGGGGACGCCACCGGCGGCGGCGGCGGTGAGCGGGCCGAGAGATAGGGCGGCGGTGCCGTTGACGGCGGTCGGGGCGGGGACCAGCAGCGCTGACGCCGTCGACGAGCCGGCACTGCCGCCGCCGGTCCACGTGCCGGCCGCCGTTCCGGTCGCCGAAGAGCTCGCCAATATTTTCTCGAAAGAGTAGATCGAGGCGAACCCAGAGTTGGCGCTGTTGCGGGCCGTGAACCCGGACGGGATGGACGCCACGTCGGACCAGCCGCCGGTGTCGGCTGCTGCCACTATCCACATGTCGGTGGCGGTGGTGGGGGAGACACTGCTCGCCGTGTAGGTGGTGGAGGTGACCCGGTTGGGGGCCGTGACGGTGCCGTCGAAACCCGTCGCCCCCGAATATTGCAGGATCACCCCGGCGGCGAAATTGCTGGTGCCGGTTACCGTCCAGGTGTAGCTGGACGGTTCGCTGCCGGTAGCGGTTTTGTTCCAGCAGCTCAGATAATGGTCGGCGGACTCGGCGTTTTTGGTCCACCCGGCAGGCCCGCTCCAGCCGCTCGCCCCGGCATGGGCCACAAAGGCGACCAGCAGGTTCCCGGCCACGATGCTGGCCGGGGCGTTGACGGTTACCGCGGTGACACCCCCGCCCGGGCCGGCACTAGAACCACTGACGAAAGCGATGCCGGGCATTCAAAGGTGTTCAGGAGGCGACGGGCAGGGAGATGGTCATGCCGCCGGCGGGGATCGAAAAGTTTTGGCCGACCAGGATGGCGGCGGCGGTGATCGACCCGGAGGCGATGAACGTGCCGCCCGAGCTGTTATCCCACAGCGACACATGCGTATAGGTTTCGGCGGTCGACACCGACGTCCAGTTGATGGCGGCCGAGTTGGTGGTCGACCCGCTGGTGGGGGTGGCGAAACTGCCGGCCGACGGGCGGGTGGTGTTACCGGCCGGGTTGGCGGTGCCGGCCGACCCGGGGGCGCCGACGTGCAGCTTGACGTACACGGGCGAGAACCCGGTGAACGAACTGCCGTTGACGAGGGCGGCCAGGACACTGTTGGCTACCCCGACGGAAATGTTGTCGGCCATAAACGGTTCCTTTCAGATGCCTTGTGTTTGGACGACCCAGGCGGCCCGGCGCATGAACAGCTCGACGTCGACGTCGGACGAGAAGTGGGCATCGTTGATCACCACCGCCGGCCCGGTGCGGCCCGGGGCGGGGGTGATGGCCTCCCCGGCGTGGGCGTACACCAGCCCGTCGCGGGTGATCAGACCGCCCTGGGCCAGGTGGGGGACGTCGGGGATAGTCGGCACCCCGAAGCTTTCGCCGCCGATGGTCTGGCCGAACACCGTGATCGACGGGAGATGGAACTGCAGGCTGTTCCAGACGTGGATGATGTAGTTGATGACATCCACGAAGGCGTTGGCGATGCCGTCCCACATGTGAACGGCGATGCTGGCGATCTGTCCGGGGATGGCTTTGAGGTCGCCGATCAGGTTGTTCCAGCTGTAGTGGATGTAGTCGAAGACGTCTTTCGCCCACTGTTTGAGTTGAGGCCAGACAATCCCCCAGTTGCGGTAGAGGAGATAGCCGTAGGCGATCAGGAGGAGGATGACACCGATGACGGCCAGGATCGTGCCGGTCAGGGTGGCACCGGCGCCGATGCCGATCGCGGCGGCGGCGGCTCCAGCAGCACCTTCGATACCTTTGATCGCTTTGGACAGGGTGGACGCTCTTTTGCCGCCGTCCTCGCCGGCTTTGGTGGCGGCCTCGACCGAGGCTTTGTGCTTGTCGATCAGCGCTTTGGCGCCGCTGTAGGCGGCGCCGAGCACGGCGACACCCTGGCCGGCGATCTGCAAGGCGGGCCCGTATTTGTTGCCGAAGGCGGCGGCCTGATCCTCGATTGTTGTTGTTAGATGTTTGAGTTTGCCGGTGAACGTATCGGCCTGGGCGGCGGCCTGGCCTTGCAGTTTCTGGCCGAGCTGGTCGATGGCGCCGGCCTGGTTTTTGGTGGCCTCCTGGGCGGCCTCCTGGGCCGTGTTCATCTTGGTTTGGGCGGCCGCCGTGTCGTTGGTGGCGGAGACCACTTTCAGTTGGGCGTCGTGCAGGCGGACTGTTTCGGTGACCGTCAGCTTTTTTTTGGCGGCGTCGATGGTTTGGAGGTCGACCAGTTTCTGTTGGGCGTCGGCGAGTTTCTTTTGGGCGGCGGCGGCGTCGCGGGTGGCCTTGTCCGCCGTTTTGGTGGCGGCGGCGCTGCTGTCCAGGTTGATGCCGAACTGTTTCAACAGTTTTGTGTTGCCGTTGTAGATTTTGCCGAGCTGGGTGGCGGCCGCGGTCAGATCTTCGTGTTTGGCGGCGGCCAGGTCGGTGGCGGTGGACAGCAAAGCGAGGGCCTGTTTGGGGGATCCGGTGGCCTGGGTGAGGATCTGCAGGGCGTTCTCGGTTTTGTCGGCCGTGTCCCCGAACCGCTCGTTGTGGCGGATAGCCGCCTCGACCTGGTCGCTGTAATCGGACCAGGCGTTACCGGTGGCCTCGACCGAGGCGGCCAGCTGCTGGCGGGCGGCCTGATCTTTCGATCCGAGCGCGGACAGGCCGTACCCGATGCCGGCCACCGCCCCGCCCACCCCGATCATGGCCAGGCCGGCGTCTTTGCCTTTCTTCGACAGGTCGCCGAGCGTCTGGTCGATGGTGTCGAGGGCGTCGCCGAACGGGCCGAGCACCCCGGTCCGGTTGACCATCCCCAGCACACTGGAGAATGCCTGGTGCATCCGGCCCGTCGTCTTCTCGACCTGGGCGCCGGTGTCGGCGACCGAGCGCGAGAAGTCTTTGGTGTCGCCGAGAATACGAACGGATACGGATGGGCCGGCCATCAGCTAGCGCCTTTTAGCTGCCTTCTCGAGTTCGCGGGCTTCGCGTTGCATGAACCGGACCATCGCGACATACATGGCGTCGTCGAGCTCGTCGACCTCACGGGGGGTCATCCGCCAATAGCGGCAGAAGGCGGCGATGTTGTCGAGGACCTGGCGTCTAAAGGGTCGAGACGCTCCGCGGCCACAAAATCGAGTTCGGCCAGGCTCGCCTGTTCCCACAGCACGGCGGCGTCGGGCAGATGCCCCATCCGGGCGGCCCGGCGGTGCAGTTCGGCAAACGCCAAAACCTGGAGGCGGGCCGCCTCATCCTCGTCGTCGTTGAGGAGATCGGACAGGCTGCGCCCCGTCGCCTTCTTCAACGCCCGCACCGCTTCCGGGGAGAGGCGCAGCGGGTGATCCTGGCCGACCTCGATCGGCTCGTCGAGATAGTCGGGGCTAGTCATGCACGGCGCTCCCGTCGCTGGTGGTGTTGGTCCACAGGTCGGACCGCTCGAACAGCCGGGCGAGATTCTCGGAGTAGGCGCGGGCGGCCTGCTCGGCCAGACCGCGCGCCGCGGGGAACAGGTAGCGGCCTGTCGGTATGAACGGGCGTTCGGAGCCGTCCGGTCTGGTCCCGCCGAACTCCACCCAGCCGGCGTACGGGACCGAGGCCCGGCCCATGCGCACCGCCGCTCCCGTCCGGGTGCCCGATGTGCGCACGTCGCCGGCCAGGGTTCCGCTGACGTGCGGCAAAGCCTGGCGGGTGGCGGCCGCGACCGGCTCGGCGGCGTCCCGGCCCGCCTGTTTCATCGCCTGGTAGAGGGGCCCGGTGACGTCGTCGGCGAGCCGGCCGAGATCCTTGCGGAGGGCTTTGGCGCCGACGATGCCGACAACCGGGGCGGCCATCAGGCGATACCGGCCACCCAGGCCGAACCGGACCAGTGGGCGGCCAGCAGGTCGGCAGTGACCACGTACTGGCCGGTCGTCCACGCCGTCGCCGGGCTGGCGGTGATCCCGGTCAGGGCGGCCAGGTTGGCGGGCGTGGTCGCACCCGACGGCGTGAAATAGCCGGGGGCGCCGGCGGTGGCGCCAGTAGCGGACACACCGGCCGTCAAACGGGTCGGCGGGGCGGTCATGATCCAGTCGATGTCCACCTCGGAGGCGCCCCCGGCGGCCCCACCGAAAATGGTGTACGGCTGGGGGATCATCAGCCCACTGAACTGCGGGTTGGTGGCCGACACCGGCCGCGACGCGAACGGCCGCACCTTGAACGCTACCGCCGCCCCCGAAGAGGCGTAGCTGGCCAGCGCCGCCGACAGGGTGGCGTCGGTGGCGCCCGGGTCGAACGCCTGCACAAACTTGGCCTTGAAATGCCATTTCACCGGGCCGGGATAGTCCTGAATCCCGCAGAACGTCGTAACCTCTATCGGTTTGTTTTCGGGTTCCAGCGAGACTTCTTCAGCGAGGCACTTGAGATTCGCGCCGCCGACCTCCACATAAGTGTCGGTCATCATCACCGGGGTGGCGGTCGGGGCCGCCGGGTCGGCCAGAGGATTGACCTCGGGGGCGTCGAGAGTGTCCACATCAGACAAGAGAAGTTCCTCCTTACATTCGGATTTCCAGGGCCAGCTCGGCGACCAGCAGGCTGGCGCCGGCCGAGGTCATGATCCGCCAGTTCCGCCATTCGACCGGTTTGGCGTACTGGACGGCGCCACCCAGGCTGGGGTCGGCCTCGATAGCGACGGTGGCCGCCTCGAGGAGGTCGTCGAGGCCGTCGCCGTCCTCAACGCCGACCGCCCCCAACACCGCCACACTGGCCTGGTCGATAGCAAAGGTGGGGGTGTGTTTGACCACCGTGGTTGGATAGGACACCACCAGCGTCGGGGCGTTCAACGTCGACGGCGGCTTGTCGTGCACGGTGACCAGGTCGGCGGTGGCCGCCTCGAGCACATCGACCAGGGCGGCGGCCGCCGCCGGGCGGTCCCAGCTCACCCGAACACCAGACGCGAGCACGCCGAATACAACGCTTCGACATCCGCGTCGTAACGGCCCACCCGGATGGCGCCCATATCCCCGAAGCCGATGGTGCCGTCGATACTGTCCCGGCGCCGGTACAGGCGCGCCGCGTGGATCAGGCAGGCTTCGTGGGCTGCGTCGGGCAGGGTGACGGTGTCGGGCGGGTACACCGGGAAATACGTTTTGGTGCCGTCGTCGGCGACGGTGATCAGAAACCCGAGCCGGCGCGTCCCGTAATCGACCGCCGCGGCCAGAGCGGTCCCGATGATGGCGTCCTCGTTCGGGTCGGGCTGCAACCGCAACAGCTTGCGGACCTCGGCGAGGTTGGGCCAAGAGCTCATGTGTAGGTGAAGATCAGGGCGCTTGATCTGCCAGCGTCGTTGCCGACGGTTATCTGCACCAGGTCGCCAGAGTTAGCGAGATCGGGGCGCGCCGTGTACTGCAGATGGGTGCTGTCGAGAAAGAACGTTGAGCGGGGCGTGCCGTCGGCATAGACGCTGCACGAGGCGTCGAAGCCTGAGCCGACCACATCGATGGTGGCCGGCGTGCTCCCAGCCGCCAGCGTGTTCGGCGTGATCGACTCCAGCACCGGAGGACCGCCCGGCGGTGGCGCCGATGCCACCCGCCGGCACAAGATCACCGCTTTGTTCCCCTGGCGGGGCAATGCGCTGAGCGGCTCCCACCCGGACGGTATGGTCTGCGGGTTGTCGTACGGGATTGGCAGCTCTATGGGATGGCCCATGATCTCGTAATCAGACATAGGTGTAGCCGTTGGTCACGGTGACGTTGCCGCGCGGGTTCGCCACCACGACGTTGACCGGCCCGGCGCTCTTCGCCGGCGAGATACAGGTCACCGTCGAGTCGCTGTTGACCAGAAAGCCGGTCGCGGCCGTGCCGCCGAAGGTGACGCCGGTCGAGCCGATCAGCCCGGAGCCGGTGATGGTCACGCCGGTCGACCCGGCCGCCGTTCCCGTGGTGGGGGTGATGCTGTCCACCTCGGGGACCGCGGTCAGGCTGGCCCACTGGTCTTTGCGGACCATCACGGTGTTGGCCGACGGATGCCACGGCCACGACCCTGGTTTGGCCAGGGCGGCGGCGAGCTCGGATCCGGGGGCGCTGGTGGTCGCCACCCCCCACGATCCGGCGGGTTTGATGGACCAGGCCACCCGACCCTACTTTTTGGCGGTCTTCGGCTCGGGGTCGTCGCCGGCGGGGGCGCCTTCGGCTTCGACGATGGTGGGCATGCCCGCGGGGGCGGTCAACGGCACGATCCCGGTAGCGGACAGGGTGCCGAAGGCGACATAGCCGCCGTAGGCGACCTGCACACCGAGGATGCTGGGCTCGATGACCGACAGCAGCCCGATGACCTCCTCGTACACCTCGTAGAGCGACGAATTGCCGACCAGGCAGGTTCCGGCCACGAAGGTGGGCACGACGATGCGGGGCACGCCGAGCAGGTCGCCCATGAAGGAGGCCAGCGAGCTGGTGCCGGGCGCGCCCATCTCTGTGGCCCGATCCTGGGGTAGCACCACCCGGGCCACGTCGACGAGGCTGCCGAGGGCGGCCCACACGTCGAGGGAACACCAGATCCGGTCCGGCATCATGAACGACTGCTGGTAGGCGTGCATGGCCGCCGTGTACAGGGCCAGCGTCCAGCCTTTCAGGTCGTTCGTGGCCACCGTCACCGCCGTCGCCGTGGAGGCCGCCTTGAAGGCGGCCGCCACCGCCGTCTCGGTCTGCACGGCGTACACATCGGCCAGATCCTTGATCAGGATGTCCCAGGCGGACGGGCTGGTCCAGTCGATGTCCTGGCGGCTGATATCGACGGTGCCGCCATAGGTCGCCTTCGAGAATGACACCGGGGTGATGGTCATCTTCTGCGACGGCAGCTGCGTTTTCTCGCCCGACTGGGTGCCCACGCTGACATGCTGGGTGATTTTCGGCCGGGAGAACGTCGACCCGGGGATGCCGGCCATCGGCTTGGCGCCGCCCAGCGACGAGATCAGCGGCCGATTGTTATCGATCAGATCCACCACCGGGCCCACGATCGGGGTGGGCAGAATGCCGGTGGTGTCGGTGGTCTTCTGGTCGGCGACCACCCGGGCCTGGACCGCCGCGATGCGCTGCGCCGCGGCCGGGTCGGGGGCGGTCCGGTCGATGATGCCCCGCGCCCGGATCAAATCGACCACATATTCGCCGGCGCTGCGATATTCGGGGGTGCGGTCGCCGCCATCGGCACGGCGGGGCTGGGCGGGCAGCCGATCGGAGCCGTTCGGGCGGGCCAGCATGGCGGCCGCGTCGGCGTGGGTGGCGCGCAGCTCCTCGAGGGCCTTCAACGGTTCGATCTGGGCGTCGAGCTCCACGATCCGAGCCCGGGCCTTCTCCAAAAGTGACCGTTCGGCGTCGACCAGGTCACGGTCGCCGACCTCGGACAGGATGGCGTCCATCGTCGCCATCTGCTCGCCCCGCTGGGACAGCATCGATGCAAGTACAGGATTCACGGTTAAACCTCCGCGTCAGAGACACACACTTCGGGCAGCGCGAGTGCTGGCGCCGGCGTGCACCTGCCGTGGCCTCCGGGTGGGCTTACGCCCGGGCCGGAAGCCGGGGGCTGGCGCGGGGTCGACCGCGGGTCTTGCTTAAACCCCGGACCTTAGCCGATCGCGTATAGCCAGCCAGCGATCCTTCTCGGTTTCGCCGCGCGCCGCCCGGCGGGCCTCCCGGCTGTAGCGGGCCTGGTGGCGGACCAGGGTGATCTGAGCGTCCTGAAACGCCGGGGTCGGCGTGATCGACACCTCGACCAGCCGGGATTCGATCCGCGACACCCGATCCATGTGGTCCTCGTCGGCGTCCGGGTCCCAGTCGTCGACCAGCTCCCATTTCGACCGGATGGGCTGGAACCCGACCGACAAGCCGGTCAGATGCCCGTCGGCGGCCATCTGCGCCGCCCGCTGGGCGGGCTCGCCACCATCGAGCCTCCACACCCCCCACATGCCATCGCTGTCATGCGTCCACGATTCGGCGTGACCGACCGGCCACGACCGGTTGTCGTGAAAGAGCAGCAGCGGCGCGTTCTTGCCGCCCAGCCCCTTCGTGGACCGCTCGAAACTCCCAGCCACGTGCTGTTCCAAAAACCAGCCGACGTTCTCCCAGGTGTCGTAGGGGACGGCCCGGCCCTCCAGATGCCGGTACGGGCGGCCCGACGGCTGGGCGTCCCGCAGCTCCAGGCGGACGGTTTCCACCCGGGTCTGTTCGGCGTTGCCGTCCGGGCCCGGTTTCGAGGCGGTGGCTTCCAGAACGTGCATTCGGGGCATCCCTTCAGTCGTTGGCGCCGGCGGCCTCATCAGGCGACGGCAACACCGCCGGCGGCGGGGCCGGCGCAGGCGTTACCAGGCCGGCGGTCCGGTCGATGGCCGCCAGCGGCAGGCCGTTCAGCATGTCCCAGGCCGCCTCCGGGCCGATAATCCCCGCCGTCACCAAAGTGGACAGGGCGGTGGCGGTGGTCGGCAGATCCTCGGCCAAAAGTTTGTTCCGGTCGAAGCGGACCATCTGGCCGCGGGGCAGCCACGCCTGCGACCACACCTGCTCGAAATCGGCGATCACCGGCTCGATCGACGTGCGCAGAATCTGCTGGTATTGCGGCGCCGCCGTCTTGTAGGTCATGCCCTGCACCGCCGCCCCCAGCCAGTACGAGTCCAGGTTGAAAATGTTGGCGATGTCGGTCAGCGTCATCTTGCGGGCCTCGATCAGCTGCGTGTCGGACGGCGACCACGCCAGAGGAATCACCTCGGTGCCGTTCGGGAGGATGGCCGGCATGCGCACCGGGCCGCCGAACTTGTCCATCCAGGCGTCCTTGGCCTGGTCGGCCACATCCTGGGTCAGCGTCGCCTGCGGGGTGATGATCGCCACACTCGGCACCGCCGCCCCCGACAGTGTGGACCGCTCGTACTCCTCCTCCTGGGCGGCCCGGTCCAGCGTCGACAGGTGCTCCTCGACCACCCCCACCCCCCGCACCGGATACCAGCGGTCCACCCCCCGGGCTACATGGATGACGTTGGCCGGGTCCAGCGCCTCGCCCATGAAGTAGTAGGCCACCGACTGCAGATCGCCGGGTATCCACATGATGTACACCCACGAGATCGGCAGGTACTGCACGGCCAGCGGCCAGCCGTCCACCCCGCGGGCGGTCACATAGCTGACGGCGTTACCCGACATCAGGTAGTCCTCGACGTGGCAGGCCACGAACCGCGACCGGGGCCACACCGGGTTCGGGTCGGGCGACTCCAGCAAAGCGGGGCGGGGCAGCGGCATCCCGGCCCGGTAGGCGTCGAGCGGCATCTGCTTCACCATCCCGCCGTACAGCTGCAGGGCCCGGGCGACAGCCGGGATGCGGCGGGCCGTGAAAATGTCCCACACGTACGGGCCGGGCAGCCCGAAACTGGCGCTCCCGGGCGGCAGGATGATCCCGTCCCGGCCCAGCCCGGCTAGGGACCCGGCCAGCCTCGGCGGCGCGATCAAGGACACCGCGACCGCACAATAGTGCAATTGGGCACAAGTTTTACGGATAACTAGGTGGGAGCGAACTAGAAGACCCGGAAGTCGCCCAACACGGCCGGGGCGTGATCCGACCCCCACACCGCCACCGTCGCCGCCGTCAACGCCGCCAAACTGCCCGCCGACTGCCGCCTGCCCCACGCCCAGGCGTCCCCCAACGCCCGCCGCGCCGCGTCGTTGGCGGCCGCGTCGAGCGCCGGGTGCGGCCGGTAGCGGACCAGCGGCGGGTCGGCCACCAGGCCCTCGAGCAGCCCGGCGCACGCCGCGGCGTACTCGCGGGCTTTCAACCCGACCAGCTCCGCGCCGGCGCGCTCGAGGACATCAGCGACGTCGAGGGCCGGGCCCGCCGCGTCGTAGCCAACAGACCTCGGCTGCCACCGGTTGATCAACTCGCGCATTCGTTCCGGCAGCCAGCCCACCCCGGGCCGCTGGTCGGCGACCTCCACATGCGCTACGCCGGCCTCGTCACGCCAGCCGGCCACGATCGCCGCGTCGCTACGGTCCACGGCCACGTCAAACGCCAACGACAGGCCCCCAGGATCGGGCAGGACCGCCTCGGGGTCGGCGGCAGCCCTCCATGCGCCCAGCGGGATCACCCGGGCCGTGGTGGACACCCAGCGGTTCCCGTAAGCCCGGGCGAACTCGTCAGGGCCGAGCTGGTCGAGCGCCGCCTGCATGGCCTCCGGGCCGATAGTCCGCCCGTAGGCGGGATGGTACAGGGGCCATGAGACCGGATCGCACGGGTCGAGATCGTCGGGACAGGACCACTCGAAGTAGGCCACCCCGCTCGACCGGCCGGCGTTGACCGCGGCCCGCCCTGCCTCCACCGTGCCCAGCCACCACGTCGACTTGGCTGTCCCCGCCGTCGACACCTTCCACGTTTGCGCGTTCGGGCGGGTGGCCTGGGTGGGCACGATGGCCTGGTCGATGGCCTGGCCCTGGATCAGGTCGAACGCCCAGCATTCGTCGACCACCACCAGATCCGACACCTTCGAATGCAGCCCCGTTTCGTTCGGCGGAAACGGCCGGATCAGTCCCGCCGACCGCTGCCAGCGGACATTCTCGCTGCCCGCCATCCGCCGCAACTTCACCTCTGACCCCAACGGCGACAACAGCGGCCAAAATTCGTTCGTCAGCCAGTCGACGGCGTCCTTCGCCGATTGCATCGTGAACCAGATCCGCCCCCGCGGGATGATAAGCGCCCGGTGCGACATCACCCCGCCGTCGAGCGTGGTCTTGCCGGACTGGCGGGGCACCGTGACCACCACCAGCTTATAGACGAACTGGCCGTCATCGTCGACCTCGAGCCCCACGTCAGCCGCGTACGCTTGCCACGGCATCAGCGGCCGGCCCAGCGCGGCGTTCAGTTTGGCGACAGCACCGCCGAAGGTGCGCCGCTCAACCCGGCGGGGTGTCGCCAGCGCCGGCGCCGGCCCGCGCCATGTCGGCCAGGAGCTGGTCGAAGATATCCGAGGGCCTGGTCTCCGCGGCGGTGAGCCCGTTGGCCTCGAGGGCGTCGAAGTAGGCACGGCCCGCGGTGGCGATCAGGTCCGGGTCGCGGGCCGTCTCGGCCATGTCCAGCCCGTGGGCCAGCACCCGCAGCGCCGCCCGAGCGGCCGCCGGCACGTGGCGGGCGTCGGCCAGATTCCGATCCAATCCGGCCTCGGCCCGACCCCTTCGGCGGCTGTCACCCACTATCCCGCCGCATCAAGCCCAGCCCGGCGTGATCGAAAGAAAATTTCGGCTGTGTGCGGGATGCGCGGCCGGCGCCCACCAAAAAATCGACCCCCCCACCATCAGAAACGCGTCACATAGTCGGCCATCGTGTCGCGATAACGGAACGCGCGACGCGCGTTCGTCCGCTCGGCGCCACCCCGGCTGTTGCAGGCACGGCACGCGGCCCTCAGGTTGGTGGTATCCCACACGCTGCCGCCGTCGGCCCGGGCCACGATGTGATCCACCTCGGTGGCCGCCTTGGTGCAGTGCGGTCCACGCATCTGGCACAGCCACCGGTCCCGGTCGAGCACGGCCAGGCGCAGCGCCCGGTAGGCGCTGCTCGTCAACCTGGCGTCCCTGGTAGTCACGGGAACACCAGCGCCAGCAGACCCACACCGCTAGCAATGACACCGCCGGCCACCAGATCGATCTCGTTGCTGGGATGCCAGCCGACCACCATGATCCCGAGGACCAGGCAGGCGATACCGGCCGCCACGACCAGCCACGTCTTCAGGGTCGGCGTCATTGCTTGGCAGTCTCGCGCTGGCCGGTCAGCTGGTCGCGCATCTTGGCCAGCCAGTAGTCGGCGATCTCCCGCTCTGACCGTGGCGCCCACGCCGGGGTTTGGGGTTCGTGGTCTTTGGGGTCGGCCGATCGGTTGGCCTTCGGGTCGGTCACCGCAGCGGGCTGCGGTCGTCGGTGGCGGCAGCGGCGGTACATAGGCCTGGTGGTCTGTTGCTACCCATCATTCTGGTTGTTGTCGCGGGCGTGGCGGGCGGCGGTCCAGTCGACGATGACCCCGGATCCGGACAGGTGGAGAGGGGGTGGCGCGGCACTGGGGGTGAGGGTCTGGTCCGGGGCAAGCGCCCGCCCGCCTTTCGCGGGGCGGGCGGCGCGCTTGCTTGACCGTCTTACTTCGTAAACGGTCCGTGCGCGATTCTGAGCGTCAAATCGCGCGCTAGGGGTGCGAAGCTGAGCGTCGTTTCGCGCGCTAATCGGGTTTGCGCGCGAATTTCGCGCGCTAGCGAAGTTATCCCCAAGGCTGTAGACGGTCTGGGCCCGGCCGTTTCCGGGTTTGGTGACGGTCAGCCAGCCGCCGGCGACGGCGGCGGCGAGGAGCTGGCGCAGCCCGTAGCTGGACACCCAGCAGCGTTCCATGAGCAGCCGCTGGCCGACCTTGGCGTAGTGGCCGTCGGCGTCGGCGGCTTCGGCGATGACGGCGCAGAGCCGCCACAGCTCGGGATCCTGGGGTCCGTGCAGGCACACGTCCCGGTTGGCCTGCCAGCTCACCACAGGCTGCCTTGGCCGTTGAGGTACAGCCGGGCGCGCAGCTGGTCCACCGCGGCCGGGTCGGCCGTCCGGGCCTGGGTCAAGGCGGTGGTGTGATGGTGGTTCATGATCTTGCCGACACCCGGCCAGCTGAGACGGGCTTCGTCGTGGAGGAGCTGGTAGGCGACACGACGGGCTTCGCCGCGGGGCCGGATCTGACCGTGCGAGATCAGGTCGGCGACGGTGATGCTGTAGGCGGCGGCCACCAGGTCGAGTATCCGGGCCGGCGGAATAGGGAAGACGTGTGGCAGGTCACTTGGCATTTGCCCCCCTGTGTTTTCAGAGGTCGGAGCGGGGTTTAGCGCAGGGTGCGGACGATGTCGTCCAGGTCGGATGGCCGCCACAGGTGGACTTCGACGCCGGGGCATTGGCGTAACAGCTCGAGCCAGCGCAACTGCTCAGGGCTGCACCCATGGTCGGGTCGTTTCCAGGCGACCTCGGATTTGAGCTCGGCGAACACAACCCGCGGCGGGCGGCACAGTGTCTCGTCGGGGAACCCGGCCGGGCTGTAGTCGGAACGGTGGGTGTGGTATCGCTGCCAGCCGAACATGGCGGCCAGGTCGCGGATGGCGCGGGCCAGGTCTTTCTCGGTTTGGGGCAGCCGGCCGCCGGGCAGCGCACGCGGGGTGCTCATGCCGGCTCGCAGTCCTTGGTCGGCCGGGCCAGGCCGGGTTTCCACAGGTAGCCGCAGCGGGCGCAGATCATGGCCGGCTGGCCGTGCCAGGTGGTGCGCTCCCATTCGTGGGCGGACAGGTGCCGGGGGCAGGGCAGCGGTTGCCCGCACAGCAGCAGACGTTTCCCGTCGCCCGACGCGCCCACCACCCGCGGGCACAAAGGGGCGGCGGTCATCGCCATTCCCGGCCGTGTATGGGGTTATCGCGCTGGAATGACTCATGGCAGCCGCCGCGGGCGAAGGCCTGCCACCAGTGCTTCGGGTAGCGGGGGCACTGACGCCACACGACGAGCGGCCGGACGCCGGTCCCTTGGTCGTACAGTGTGTCGAGCTCGGTGACGTCGACGAGGGGCCGTCCGCAGTAGACGCAGTGGGTGTGGGCCCGGCCGGCCTGGGCCAGGTGCTCTTTGAGGCTTGCCTCGAGGTCCGGCCTGGGGATCACGGCTTCTTCCCATAATGCGGATTATCGGGATTTGGCACGGCCGTTCCTCTGGCTCTGGGCCCAGGTGGGCGTGATGTCCTCGACGAACAGGCTTGATGGCCCAGCGGGCAGCAACCGGGGCAGGCCGTACTCGACTAGGTGAACTACCAGACTGTTGATCGACATGCCGCGTTCGTCGGCGGCAGCCCGCAGTTGGTCGTGGATATCTGACGGGAAGCGGATTGCCGTGGTCGTCCGTTCGTGAGCGCTCATGGTTTCTGAAAAGCCTTTGGCTTGTGTTGGGCAATCCCATAGTCGAGCCGGCAACGGCGACAGCGCCGCCACTCGCCTTGTTCAATCTCGCCTCCGCACACCTCGCAGCACCCGGAACCCGTGAGATCCCGGGTGGTGCTGCCAGCGGCGGGACGTTGGATCAGATCGCCTTGGCGCGGACCGGTCAACTGGGCTCCGGTCGCCCGCCCCACACATGATCTTCCCGTTGTGCTCACGGCACCGGGTCGATGGGTGGGGACACCCTCTGGCTGTACGATCGTCATTTCCTCAGTCCCTATCTTGGGAGTCCCTATCTTGGGGTTCTGTGTAGGTCTGTTCTTCCGCATAACGGTGCTTATCGGTAGGGGCCAGCTCGGCGAGGGTCGGTACCGCCGTGATCCACCAATGCTCCGGGTCACCGAACGATTCCAGATCCGCTATGACCTCAGCCGGGGCCGCCGCTCGAGTCGCCGAACCGAACCACGGCACGCAACGTTCCGGTTGGAGCACCCGGTAGCGGTACGCCATGCGGTCGCAATGCTGAAAGTTCATCGTGAGCCCGGTGCGCTCCCGGTCGGGGGCTGCCTCGGTCGTCAGCCAGATCACCTTTGCGCCCAGGAGCGGATGAGCGATCGGCGCCACCAGCAGGCCGCGCTTGCCGAGGGCGCGCCGACCGTGCTCGCAGGTGAAGTGCCACAAGGTCATTCGGTGCCCACCCAGCGGACATAGATGGCGGACTGCCCGACTTCAGACAGCCGGCGGGCTTCCCACTGCCAGGCTGTGCGGGAGTGGGCGTCACGTAGCCGTTTGAGGTTCATGGCGGCCTGGCGGTCCTTGAAGAAGAGCACGACGCGGAACCAGTCGCGGTCCTGGGATACCAAGATCTCCTCGAGCAGCGGGCGCACCAGCTCGGTGAGCTTCGGCTGGGTCGGCTTGACCAGCGGCGGCGGGTCGGCCTTGACGAGGCGGACGACAGGCAAGCGTTTGTCTCGTGGTACCGGCTCGGGCTCGGGCTCGGCTGCGCGCACGCGCGCCATTGGCCCTTGCTGCAGCTGGCTTGATGCGGGTGGGCTGCGCGTCCTGACGCGCGCCGTCGTGGCATTCGCAGGCGCATCGCATCTTGAGGTCGCGGCAGGTCTTGTGGTTCCCGTCCCGGCACATCGACGACAGCGACGAGCGCAGAACCCGCCCGTTGGCCACGCTTGCGCTCTCAGTCACCGCTCGCGCCTTACTTGCGCCTCGTCACGTTCGGCCGCGTCGGCCGCCTCGAGCAGCGCCTGGCCCCATTCCCGGGCCGTGTCTGGTGAGGTGATCAGCGACAGGGTGTCCTTGGCGCCGTGGTTCCACTTGCCAGCAACGTCGATTCCGACCAGACCGCGTGGCGGGGGCGGTTGGACCGCGACGATTGATCGCACATACGCGCCCTCGGCGAGAAACGTCACACCGGGGCGCGGTACCCACGGTTTGCCCATGTCGGCGCCTTCGGGCTCAGAACCCTCAGGTGGGTCCATGCGCGACGTCATGTCATCTCCTCGTCCCGATAAGTGTGGATATCGGTCATAGGGCGACCGCCCGGGCGAGCACTGAAGCGTCGTGCACTGCCTGGATCTCTGACGCGGTGAGCTGTTTCTGGCGGCGTTTGCGGGCCCGGCTGAGCACCAGCGGTTTGACCAGCGCCCGGACGGCTTCGCTGGTGGTGACCCGATCGATGCCGCCCAGCTGGGTGAGGTCGACGTCGCCGGCGTCGAGGTACCGCCACGGGTTCGATGGCTTCCAGTAGGCCAGGCACTTGTAGGTGGTGACAGGAAACACTTCTCCGGTTTCCTCATCGGCCTGCTGGCGGTGCATGACGTCGACGACGATCCCGGCCGGGTCGAGCGGCTCCCAGATCGAGTAGAGGGTCCAGCCGGGCCCGACACTTTCGAGGCTGAACGCCCGGGCGCCGGGTATGGCCGGGTTCCGCACCCCGACTGCGCTGCTGCCGCCGATCCGCCGGGGATGAGTGCTTTCAGCTTCGTAGGGTGTGGCGCCGGCGCCGGTCCAGTCGCGGGCGAGGGCGGCTTCGCGGCGGGCGGCGGCCAGCCAGCCGGCTTTGCGGCGCGCCTCGAGCTCGGCCTGGTCGTCGTCGGCGTTGGTGTAGCCGCTCACCGGACGAGCACCTCGGCGCCGGCGCGGGCACAGTGTCCAGCGCGATCGCCGATGCGGATCTCGGCCCGGTCGGGAAACGAGCTAGCGGCCATAGCGTTTCATCAGGGCCCGCATCAGGTCGTCGATGCCGACCTCCATTGGGATGACCATGCCGTCGACGTCGGTGCCCCAGCGGACGTGCTCGCCGTCGCCGAACTCGACCTCGACCAGGTATTTGCGGCCAGCGCGGTTGGCCGCTTCGCAGAGCTCGCCGTGGCGGACGGCCAGGCCGCCGATGTCGTCGCCGAGGCCGCTGATGGTGGTCTGGTCGACGAGCTGGCCGGCGATGAAGATCCGGAACGTGGCGAACTGTTCGTCAGACACCTTCGACCTCCCGGTGCCAGGCGCGGTGGATGTCGCGGGATTCGACGCCGGCGGTGAGACAGCCGCAGTAGCTGCAACGCCATACCTCGATGTCGTCCCAGGGTGCGAGCACGCCGACGAGATCGAAGGAGTGGCCGCGTTTTTCGGTGTCGCTCATGTTCCGTTTCCGATCCAGCGGACGTAGATGGCGGACTGGTCAACCTCGGGCAGCTGCCGGGCCTCCCACTGCCAGAGGCCGCGGGAGTGGGCATCGCGGAGCCGTTTGAGGTTCATGGACGCCTGGCGGGCCTTGAAGAACAGCACCACCCGATACCAGTCACGGTCTTGCATGACCAGGATCTCCTCGAGGAGCGGCCGGACCTGCTCGGCCAGCGTGACCCGGGGCGGGTTCGGTTTGGGGGGCGGGTCGGCTTTGACCAGCTGGATGACCGGCACCTTGTTCCCGACCGGCAGCACTTTCGGCTCGGGCTCAGCGGTGCGCGTCTTAACGCGCGTCCGCGCCCGATTGACCTGTGCCGCAGCTGGTGTGATGCGGACAGGCTGGGCGTCCTGAGGGTTATGGCATTCGCAGGCGCAGCGCATCTTCAGATCGCGGCAGGTTTTGTGGTTCCCGTCCCGGCACATCGATGACAGCGACTGGCGGGGCACGCGGCCCTCGGCGAGCTGCTCGGCGACGACCATCAGAACGGCCGGCCCGGGTCGTCAGACGCGTAAGACGCGTAACCTCTGGCCTCGGGCGAGTTGTCGTACACCTCGACGGGCGGGCGTTCGTCCCCGGCCACGCGGACATGGCCGCTGCCGGGTTGCGGCACGTCAGGAGGCGGCGGATCCTCCACAGACACGGGGCCGGGGACAGTAGGCGCCCCCACCCGGGCGCGGTTCATGGCCTCGAAGAGCACCATTTCGACGTCGACGCCGAGGACCCGGGCCTCCGTCTCGGCGACGAGCCGCTCGAGGAGCGCGGCGTGGGCGGCGGTGAAACGGGCCGAGCGGAGGTTCGGGACTTTCATCGGGTGCACGACCGCGCCGAGAGCGTCGCGCTGCTCGTCGGTGAGCGCCTCGACGCGCACGATCAACTTCGCCCGCGTCTCGGGGTCGACCTCGGGTTCGCGCAGATGCTCGGGGATGGTGGCCCCCGACGGCCCGACCGATCGGGGCGGCACCAGACGGGAGCCCTCCGCAGCCGTCTCCCCCATGTCTGCGGAGGACTCCTCGTCGAGCTCGGCGACATGGGCGGCGGGGGCGGCGATGCCGACCAGGGCGCCGGGGGCGTAGAGCGATATGGCTTTGGTGCAGGCCCGGGCGGCGAGCATGCGGTCGGGGATGAGCTCGTAGTTGGACGGCACGTCGGCTTTTTTCCGGTTGGTCCAGCCGGCCCGTTTGGCGTCGGCCATGGTGACGGTCACGGCCGGTTTCCACTGGCGATCGCCGGCGCGGCGGATCCGGACGGTGGCCGCGTCGGCGGTGGATTCGACGACCTCGAGGTCCCAGCCGGCCCGGGCGATGAGGGCCCGCTGCAGTTCGGCCATGATGCCGACGCGGCCTTTGATGACATACACGGCGGGCAGATTCGGGACGGGAGGAACCTCGAGGGCGTAAAGCCACATGCCCGCAAGCTGGAGGTCGGCGAGTTGGACGTGCCCGTCTTTGTCTTTGAATTGGGCGGGCACCATGGAGGCGGGCCGCCAGGTGGCGACGGCCCGGTCGACAGGGTCGATGCCGGTGGGCGTCCAGCGTTCAAGGTTGGTCATGGCCGACCGTCGCTCTCGAGACGGCGCGGATGGCTGGCGCGGCGTAACCTCACGGCGTGCCGGCCATCGAGGGAACGCACGGCTACCTCCTCAAGCTCGAACGAGCAGAACAAGAACTCAATGCTCTGAGCACCGACATCAAGCGGTATGTCGAACGCGATCTCCATCCTGTTCCATCCGGAGGCCAACTTGATCTCAGGGCCGAGTGGAACGTCATCAAGTGGAGCGGGGTGCTCGACCCCGATCCGATGTGGGGTGTCCGGCTCGGTGAAATCGTCCACAACTTGCGGTCGTCGCTCGACCACCTCGTCACCAACTTCGTCATCCAGGGCACCGGAAACGCGCGACCCGACAAGGACACGGGTTTCCCGATTTTGGCGGAGGAGGGGAACTGGGTTGCCACATGTGAGCAAAGGAATCGAAAAACCGATCGGCCCTCCCCCATCGCCGGGGTTACTCCGGCGGCATTTGCGCTCATCAAGGCGGCGCAGCCGTTCAACCCGGGGAAGAAAGGTCAGAACGACCCGTTGTTCAAGCTGCACCGTCTCAACCTCGTGGACAAGCACCGAAGCCTCCACCTGGCCAAGGTCACAGCGGAACGGTCGGAGAATCTGACGATCGAACCCAGCTATGTGACTGCCCTCCAAGTTCGCTGGCCCAGGCATCCTTACGTCATTGAGAACGACGCAGAACTCGCTCGTGTGAAGATCGCCTTGACGGCGGTGCCAGAACCGGATGTGCAGATCAGCGTGAGCCCGATCATCCACACCGATGTGTGGTTCGGGGCGCTCAACCAGGACCCGATCGCGACCGTCCGCATGGTGGGCGAGGCCTTCAATGATGTGAGAGCGATCATTGAAGCCGGAATCGAACTCCTCGTTTAACCGGTATCTGCTCACCCGAGCCCCTTCCCGCCCGGAGTCGACTTTGACTCGGTGTTATCGGCTTCGTGCCAGTGCCAGTGACCGTCGTAATGCACGTTTTCGTCTAGGTCGTCATGCTCGTGATCGGGTAGGGCATCCTCGTGCCAATGCCTCCCCCGGTCGGCGTTCGGGGTCATGGTGCTGACCTGCCGTTACGGGATACGTGCCATCCGCACTTCTCGAATTGCTGGAGCAGTTCGCACCCGGCCACAAGTAGCTGGTCATCCGGTGTTCTCCGGTGATCGGCCAGCCACGCGGCAATCTCTAGCGCCGCCGCGATATCGCGCACTTTTTCGGCGTTAGCGGTCACTGGCCCGCCTCCAGTTTGGTCGTGTCAGACGAGCCGACATAGCCATGCTTGACCTGATAACGAAGTGATTCGACCGCCGCCAGCAGCTTGCGTCGGGTTGTACTCCACATCAATGGGTAGCGATCAGCGAACGCAGCCAGGTCGTCGGCCACCTCCGCGGCTTCTGATCGGGGCGGGAAGTACGGAGGCATAACGCGCCCCCAGTCGGCGGTCGGGGATGGGCTCATGCGTCGCCGTCATCTGCGAGCGGCCGCCAGGAGAGGTACTTGTCGCGAGCCCAGCGGAGCACCCGATCGCGGGCCGGCTGATCGAGTCGCTCTAGGGCCTCGGCGACGGTGGCCATGATTTCCAGCTCGCGCCCCCAGCTCACACGGACGATGGTGATCTCCCCGGTGCGCTTGGCATAGACCGTCTCGGTATCGGCGTTAGATGACATCGTTTCGCTCTTCGACGACGGCGCCGATCTGGACGGCCATGTCGCGGGCGGCTTTTTCCATCGCTCGCAGGTTTTCCGGGGTCGGTTCGTAGCCGGCGCCTCGGACCATCGCCTCGATATCGAAATGGAGCGCGCCGTCATTGTCGTGCCACACGCCCGGCGGGTAGGTCATGGTTGAAAGTCCGGGTGTTTGGTCGCTACGTGTCGGGCGACGTTGACAAATGAGCGGTTACAGCACGGGCACACGCCTTTGGCGGCACGGTTCCGGGTCTTGGTCAGCTGCCCTTTGGTGGCCGCGTGTGAGGCCTTCTCCTGGTCGAGACGGGCCACCAGCGACGCCGTGCGGGATTGTGCCCGCTGGAGCTCCTGCCTGACTTTTTCGACCTCCGGTGTGCCAGCCGGAGCATGGCCGTGGCCGACCGGGCAAAAGATGCTCGGCACCGTGCGCCCGTCCTGGAAGCAGCGGAGCTGATAGTCGCGGAGCTCGGTCGGCACCGCGTGGGTCATGCCGCACCAGCAGATGACCACCGTCAGTTCGCCTCGATAGGTCAGGGTCGTCACGGCCGGGCCGCCTCGACGTGCGCCAGGAAGTTCCGGGCCCGGTAGTAGCCCTCCTTGGTGATGTCGTTGGGCCGGTTGTACCAGGCCAGCTCGGCCAGCCAGAGGTAGTGTCGGGCCCGCCAGCGCCGCCACCGCCAGCGCAGCCGGCTCACGGCTCTTGCCCGGTGTCGCCGTCGTTGAAGAGGCTGCGGATCCCGAAGCGTTCGTCGGCGAGCATGGCGGCCTCGTCGAGGATGCGGGCGCCCTCGTCCCGCTCGAGGAGGATGGCGGCGGACGCTTTGACCTCGTGGGTGCGGGTGAAGATGCCGGTTTCGTCGCCGTGGGTGACCTTGCGGACCACACCGCGGACGATGAGATAGACCTCCTCGTCGAGGCCCAGGGCGCCGACCCGCTCGTCGGAGCGGCCGGCCAGCTTGAGCCGGGCCGCTTTGACCTGCTGGCCCTCGAACTTGGGCAGCGATGTTTTCATTTCGAGCTCCCGTCGGTGGGGGTCAGAAGGCGGCCTTCGACTTGATGCCAGCGGCGGTCGTCGGCCTCGACATAGGCGGCCAGATTCCCGAGAGCGGCGATGGCGAAATCGGCCAGGCAGTCGGCGCACACGGTCATCTGCGGGAAGCCCGGGTCGGGCCCGGCGCCGGCCAGACCGATCCGCATGGCCACCACCGGAATGTCGATGCGGCCGCCGTCGTGGAGCGGCGCCCCGCACAGGCCAGGACGGGCCCGGGCGCCGGCGGGGAACCGCTGGCCGTCACGCGCCATGGCCGGCCAGCCAGGCGGGAATGTCGACGACCTGCTGGCCCTCGAACTTGGGCAGGGCGCTTTTCACGGGCGCTCCTCATAGTCGGACGGTTTGCCGCCGAACAACCCAGCCAGCTTGCGACGGTGGGCAGGTCGAACTCGTTGCTCGTCGCGCTCCCAGCGCGACACGGTCATCGCCGACACGCCGCAGGCGGCGGCCACGTCCTCCTGGGTGTAGTCCTCGGCGATCCGCAACGCCTGGAGGTGTTCGCCGAGGGTGCGCCGACGCACCGGTACCGGGATGCGCCGGCACAGGTCGATTATCCGGTGGCGCAGCTCTTCGTAGAGGTCTTCGCCGTCTCTGTCGACCCGGTAGCGGCGGAACTGCTCGCAGGCTTCGATGATGTCGAGGCAGTCGGTCGGGTCGACTGTTTGGCCATTGCGGGCCCGGCGGAAGAGCGTTTCGATCTGGTTGCAGACGATCCGCCAGCCGGGCGGGTTGTCGGGTTCGCGTTCCTCGAACTCGAAGCGCAGCACGACAAGCTCGTCAAGAACCATCTCCAGTTCTTGGATCGTGGCCGGCACCAACTCGGTGGACATACCCGTTGCGACCTCGCCGGTCTGGGCGTGGACGAGGAGACGACGGGCGAACGCTAACCGGCCGTCGCAGGCCGCGATGAGGTTGCTGGTGGCCAGCACGCTGGCGGAGATCGCCGCGGCCAGCAGAATCTGGAGGGCGATGAGGGCGGGCCCATGTAGGAGACTCCAGCCGAGCAGCCCGGAGACGGTGACGGCGACGGCGTCGTCGAAGCCGAAGTGGTCGGCGACGAGCACGACCGTGCCGATGATTGCGCTTTCCAACGCGACGCGGCGGCGCACGGCCCCGGCTTACAGATCGACGCTGCGGACGATGCGGGCGATGCGCGCCAGGGTGGCCGGCGCCAGCTGTTTGGGTAATTTCCCTTTGCGTTGGCCTTCGGCGATGAACTGGCGGGCCCATTCGGCGATGATTTCGTCGCGGCTGGGGCCGGCCGCTTTGTCGGCCTCCCAGGCGTCGATCACGCTGGCCGGGATACGCAAGCCCCGTTCGGTGGGCACTGATTCCCACACGCCCGTGCGCACCCGGCGGTACACCCAGCTGGTCGAGCATTTAAGCCGCCAGGCCACCTCCATCGGGGTCAGCAGATCATCTTGGACGGCAACCATCGCAGCAGACATCCCCTCGCCACCCGACCCTTCCATTGGCACCGGGACCCCCATTGGGTTCAGCCCGACGCCATGTTCGCTCGTTCTACACCAAGTGTGGTGGCGCCGTCACTAGCCGTTTTCTGTTAGTTCATCCGGGTGGGGCGAAACGGAATTATCGGCCGCGGCGGTGGGAGCGCCGGCGGATGTCGGCAACAATGGCCTGCCAGGTTTTGTCTTTGAGTCCCGACTTGGCAGCGCGGCCCATATGGATTCCGAGGATTTCGGCGATGGCGGTGTAGTTCCCGCCAGTCAGGTCGCCCATGGCCTCCCAGCCGGCGCGGGCCTCGGGGGAGAGGTCGACGTTGATGCGCTTTCTCCCACCATCCACCATGAAATCCTGCGATTCACCATGTGATGTGGGCAAGTGTGGGGACTCCCACATCGTTCTCAGCCGAAATGGAGACGTGCGAGCGCGGCAGACACCATGGCAGCATCGTCGGGGTCCCACTTGCGGTTGTGGTAGCCGCCCGTATACGGGTCGACAAAGATGCTGATGCTGCGCAGGTTTAGCGCCTCGATGATGATCTCCCGGCGACATTCGACCGCCAGACCGTCCCAGGCGGCGGCCAGGGCGCCGGGCTGGCCGGCGTAGGGGGCCAGCATCGAACGCTCCGTGACGGTTGCGAGCTGGGCGGCGAGGTCCTCACGCTGAGCCTTGACTCCGCGGCTCACCGCGTCGTAGCGATCCTTGTCCCAATGCTCGGGATCGTCGTCGGGAAGGAGCCAATGCCCGGTGGCCTCTTCTAGCTTGGCCTCGAGCATGGCCAGCCGGCCCTGTATAGCCGGGACATCGACGGCGGCCTGGGGCTTGATATAGGCACCCAGGTCCATCTCGTCGACCCAGACGATCACAGCCTCAGTGACGGCCTCCTCGACGGTGCCGGCGTCGATGTTCCCGCCGCCGCAGCGGGTGGTGCCGACGTGTTTCTTGCATGCCAGGGTGGGGCGGCCGGTCTTCATGCAGTGCCGCTCGAGGGAGTTGCCACAGCCGGCACACTTGACCAGGCCGGTCAGCAGCGATAGCCGCCGCGGCCTGGCCTCAGGACCGCGGGGCCCTTTGCGGTTTCCGCCGCGGCGATCGATGGTGTGGATGACCTGCCAGTACCAGTCGGGTGGGCAAATGCCCTGGAAGTTGCCCGGTTTGATTTCGCCCTCGTCGGGGTTCTCTTCGCCGGGGTGCCATACGAGGCCGTAGTGGCGGGGTGTGGTCAGCAGGGATTTGACCGCCTGCACGTTCCAGCCTTTGGTGATCATGATCTCGCCGGTGCGCTGGTTGCGTAGACCGTCTCGTGAGCGGCCCACCCCGGCCGTGTTGAGGCGTACGGCGATGGTGTTCATGTTCTCACCGCCCAGAAACGATTCGATGGCTTGCCGTACGTGCCGGGCCTGGTCTTCGTTGATCTCGCTGCTGCCGTTCCACCCGAATGCCCGGGCGAGCGTGGGCAGACCTTCCCGGCGCCGGCGCCGGCGAGAGCGTTTGACCCGCTCGCTGATCTTGTCCGACTCTCGGGCGTTGCCCGAGACGATGCCCCGGGCGTGGTTGCGGCCGTCAGCGCTGCGCAGGTCGAACGGCACGGTTGAGGTGTGGGACTGGACGATGATGGTCCGGCGGCCGCCCATGCGGGGGTCGCACATGTCGATGAGGTCCTCGAGCTCGCGCGGCTGGCGGAGCAGCCGGTCCATGTCCCAGAAGAGGATGGCGTCGGCTTCGTCGTCGGCGAGCATGCGCATGGCGTCGGCGAAGATCTCGCGGACCCGGCGGGCGTAACGGCTGGCCGAGCGGTGAGGTTCGGCGAATCGGGCCACGACCTCGGCGTCGGGCTGCTCGGCGATCCACTCGTCCATCTCGTAGAGCTGCTCGTCGGTACTGACCTCGTCGCCGAAGGGGTTAAGGCTGACCCGGGCGTAGAGAATCCAGCGGATTTTCCGCTTGGCCGGCACATAACGCTTGTTGGCCTCGACCGGTTCACTCATCGCCTGCATACTACGGTTCAGGTTTCGGGTAGCCGACTTATACGAGTACATAGAGATGTACTATATGTGGAACACCAGCCAGATTCAGGACACCCCCGGCGAATCTGTGGTGAACCGACTCGGTTCACACGGCCACGAGCCAACGCATTAGCAGTCGGAAACGGCCGCGCCCGGGCTGCACACGTCGCCCGACTCGCTGGTCCGCCAAATGATCACTCGCTCAAGGTCGGCGCGCCAGGTGGCGATACGCCCAACATGACCTCAACAATCGAGATCCTCCATGGCCCGGCGCTGATCGCGATCGCCGTTCTGGCCCTCTTCGTCTGCTTCATGATGTTCGTGACCTGGTGGGCGCTGCTCGGCTGGGGCACTTCGATCGCCCACCGGGTCTACCGGTGGGGCATGGGCACCCGTCAAACCCCGCAGTGGACACCCGCGAAGCCGGTCGAGGACGCATCGGCGGACGAGCTCGACGACCCCTCAAGAAGTTCGGCGCCGATGACGATAGGGCGAAGGTGATACCGATGAAGACCCGCAGTTTGCTCATCGCGGGCCTGGCCGCCGCCAGCGTGGGCCTCGCCGCCTGCGGTACCGCCGGCGCCTCGAGCCCGACGAACCGCGCCGTCGCGGCCTGGTGGGATGCCAATCAGGTCGATTACCAGGCCATCCCCAAGAACCACACCGCCATCTCCAACGCGGCGGATGACCACGATTACGTCGGCGTGGCCGCCGCCTGCCGTACCCTCGGCGATGACGTCGCCACCCTTCAGGCTGATCCGCCTATCCCGGTCGAGTCGGCCAATGCCCCGTACCAGGCGGCTCTGCGGCTCGAGGCCAAGTCCGCGGTCGAGTGCCATGATGGCGCCTCGTCCGGGGATGACGCCGCTATCAAGGCCGCCACCGCCGATATCGGGGCGGCAGGCGACCAGTGGACTGCCGCTACATCGGCGCTTGATGCCGCCACCGGCGGCAGCTAGAGGCCGGCCCAGCGGAGTAGCAGGTAGATGAGTTCGCCGGCGGCGGCGGAGCCGGCAGCGATAGCCAGCCACACGACCAGGATGACCAGACGGCGGTCGCGTCGGCTCAACCGCTAGTCGTCGTCGCGCTAGTCGTCGTCGCGTCGTCGACCGCGGGAGCCGATGTAGCCGCCCAGCAGACCGGTCAGCCCGCCCACGCCGGCGATGAGCACCTGGGTGGCGTTCTCTGAGAGCGAGACAACAGGCCGGCTGCTGGAGATGACCTGCACTGTTGTGGCCACCATGATGAGCACGACGAGCAGCCCGAGTGAGACGGCGAGTATGACCGCCACGTCGTCGACGGGACGTCTTTGACGCTCACTCATCTTTGTGATGTTGTAGCGGCAGCCGGGAGAGGAAGGCGTCGACGGGGACGATGCCGAGCAGGATGAGTCCGGCGTCGATCTCGGTGACGTGGGTGCCCGAGGTTATGACAGCGTCGAGGACGACCAGGACGCCGAGGGCGTAGGTGACGAACTGGCGCAGGTACGCCCACACGGCTAGGTGACGGGAGCTGTCCACGCTGCCGCCCAGGTCTGCGGGCCGACCAGCCCGTCGACGCCGAGGCCTTTCTCGGCCTGGAACTGGGAGCACACGTTTTCGCTGTCGGGCCCGTAGCAGCCGTCGGCGGTTATGGTCCAGCCGCGGGCGGCCATCTGAGCTTGCCATGTTGCGACGTTCGCCTGATCCACGCCGCCGTAGTAGCCGGAATGGCAGTGTGGGTCGGGGGATGGCTGGCCGAGATAGTCGGCGGCCGGGTACGGAAACGGCACCGGCCCCGCCGCGGGTAGGGGAGTCGGCGGCGGGGCCGGCACTGGTTTACTTCCCGTCGCCATAGATAGCACCTGGTTGATGGGGAATGAGGGACCGCAGTCCCAGTGGCCGCCGCCCCAGGAGCCGAGGTCGGCGTGCTGGCAGACGCCGGCGGTGCCGCCCTGGGCCTGGTCGGCCGTCAGTTTGACGATGGGGATGCCGAAGGCGGCGGCTTCTTCGGCGATCCAGGCCGCCGTGTTGGCCAGCATCTGCGGGTGGGTGTTCCAGGTGGCGCTATCCCAGTCGGCGAAGGCGCACAGCTCGGCCTGCACCGCCACCGGGTTGGCGTTGGCGGCCGTCCAGGCTTTGTAGTCGCGGCGGACGTACTCGCCGACCGTGCCCGGGGTGTCGTCGATACCGACATGGGATGACACGCCGGAGGCGGGGTTGGCGAACCAGGCGCCCAGGTCGGCGATATTGGTGGCACCTTCGGCGGTGTGGATGACGATGAGGCGGACGGCGGCGCCGCCCCTCGAGCTGTAGTTGGGGGTGGGGTAGGCGACCCGGTTAAGTGTCATCGTCGCCGTCGTCTTTGGCCCAGTCTTCGTCGGG